AGCGTTCAATAATCTTTTCCATGTCAGCACGAACTTCTGCGCGAGTGATGTGATCACGGGCAATTTCCTCCCGAGTTCTGTTCAATAGAATCTGAATGCGTTTCTGCTCATCTGAAGCTTGCTTAAGCATGAACATCACCAGACCCACAAAGAATGATGTGATGAGATTCCAAACAAGAGCACCGGTTTCCATTTAGCACTTCCACTTCCTTAGTGATTTATTGATACGGCTGTCTGGATCGTTAGCGGTTTTGGCTGACGTAAGCTTCTTTTTCATGCCTGACATCCTGGCGCAAAAGGATTTCTTACGTGAGCCGCCTTCTGGCTGAGGCGCCTTTAAACCTGGCTTACCAGGGTTGGCTGCGTTGTAAGAAGCCCGGCCCTTGGCATTTAAGCCTCCCTCCGGGTTTTTGCCTTCTTTCCTCTGCCATGCAGGAGACTTAGCCATAAAACACCGTTACTTTGGCATTGGATAGCGTGGCATAAGCGCTGGTTTTGCACCAAACACCCTGAGCCGGGATGACAATATTGAATGTCTCTCCGCCGGCAATTGTGTTTATTGTGAACAACGTGGTTCCACTGGAGCCACCGTCCTTAATAATCACGCTGCCTGCGGATGCACCTGGCTCAACCACCATCCCTCGCACGCGAGTTGGTGTTGCACTAACTACACCTGAAGCCGCCAGCGATACTGCTGATACGTCTGTTTGCATGGTAAACCCCCATCATCAGACGTTTTGCTGGCCAAGATATGGATCGGTAACGTAGTAAAGAATTTGCCCCGAAATGCTTCCGCCAGTTGGCGCGTCACCAGTCGTACCGCCACCAGTGATTTTGACCATCTGAGTAGCAGAAATAATGGTGTTTAGATCATCGCCAGCGGTAGCCGAGGCAAAGTTGATAACCAACTTACCCGTCGTTGCGACAGCGGCAGCAACCAATCCATTGTCGTCCGATGCAGATGTATCGGTATAACCAATCCACCCCATGTCAAACGTAGGAGTTGTTCCGCCAGTTGCAGCACACAAAGCATTGATCTGCACTACGACAGCACCTGCCGGAAGAATAACCGGCGAGCTATCGGCAGAAGAAACTTGAACGGCTACGCTATTTGCAGAAGCGCCTGAAATATAAAACTGAGCCACCATGAGGCCGGTGCCGCAATAAGCGGTGCGAGTTTGATCGCCGCCACCAGAGCGCCAAATGGCTTGGGTCGTTGAAACTGCCATGATAATTCCTTATGCACAAGTCGCTTGTCAATCGGTGCATCGTCTGCTGGGTCAGTTTGACAAGCTAGGTTTCCCAGTTGCTAGCAGTATAAATAAAAAAAGGGGGTTTGTAACCCCCTTTCTTCTAAGCGTGATTGCTTATGCGCCCTGGCTTCCGAAGATACCGAGTGGATCACTCACGCCAAAGCTGTAGCGCTCACGGGCTTTATATCTGACATTGCCCGTGTCAAAGTCACCGTCCATTCCAGTCTGCATGGGCGTCCGCACAAAGTGCTTCAGTCCATTAGGAACGTCCGTCGTTAAGAACCATGCGTTGGTGTCTGTCAACCAGTGGTTAATGGTGTAACCCTCGGGTACAGAGCCATTGTTCTTAAGCGCGTTGATGTCGTTGTCGTTTGTGCCGACACGCAACTCAGTTTCTAGCAAACGGGTTGCTACGAACTGGAGGCTTGAAGGAACAATCAACTTGCGTGGCTTTGCAGCGATCAACAGGCCACGTTCATCCGTCCATGCTGCGATTTGAATCACTGCGTTTTCCAACGAAGTTTCATTCAAGTCAGCTTGGGTAGATGGTGTGTTGCTGTTAACGCCACCAGAAACCAGCGGGTGCGAAGTGGAGAACAGGGGCTGGCCGTCACCGTATGTAACAGTAGATGCCCATCCGTTGTTCAACACGGCTGCCGCTTTCACCTGCTTCGTATAGCTCATGGCACGTGCAAGCGCCTTGGTATAACGAGAGCTGAGCGAATCGTATAAGTTGTCTTCGATTGCCTCTTCGGTAATCGAGAAACCCATTGCGATTGTTTCGTGGGTGTAGCGAGCCGTCCAAGCTTCCTGCGCATTGTCATAAGCAATGGCAGAGCCTTCGTTCTTGACCGGTGCGGCCGAGAATCCAGACAGCTTGGTTTCCTCTTCAAACGAGCGCTCGGAGGTCTCCGTTTCGTAGATCTCTTTGTGCTCTTCGCCATAACGAGCGTACTCCAGACCGAACAATGCGTTCAAGCCGGGGAGAAGCTCTTTCAGTAGTTGTGCGCGTGAAATAGCCATTTAAGTTTCCCCTTACAGTCCGGTCGGGTTGTAGTAAGCATGTCCACCCAAGAACGTCGAACCGCTAATGCTAGGCATATTAAACTTAACAATAGCTTCTGGGTAGTAGACAGTGCCACTATAGGTAAATGCCGTATCCGGCACCAAATCAACAATACGCAACGGCAATGAATCCGTTACATCTGCCGAGCTCAACAAGATGCCTTGCTGAGAATCGCCAGTCGTTGTATTGAGCGTGTTTGCGACCAATGCAACGTTGTTGTTAATGTTGGTGTAGGTTAAGCCAGAGGTTGTCGAAACAACCGTGGTGCCTGACACTACAGCAACTTGGAACAACTGATCAGGATCTTCGCAGACATAAGCGTAGATAAAGGTGTTTGCCTTTACCGAGGTGCCGCTAATCCACGATTGCGACCAGGTTGGTTGTCCAGTAACGGACGAAACAAACTGACATCCTAGAAAAACACCGGCAAAGCCTGTCGTCGGGGCCGTGGTCGTTGCAGTCGAAACAGCAATCGTGCCGTCGTTAACAAAAGCTACGGGGTCACCATAGCCAATGCTCGACGCACCAGATGCAATACGACGTTGACGAGTAGCTCCGGCAAAGACCTGACCACCGATCAAGTTGATCGGCTTTAGCCCATAGGGCTTGCTAACAGTCGGGTAAGCCATTTGATTTACTCCAAATGAGGTTATCTCTTACCGAATCTGACCTCAGAACGTCTGTCATTAAACAGCGGCATTCTTGGATCATTTTCGCGCATGAAATTACTGTCCACACTCTGCATCCAATCGTGAGCCTGCTTCTGGTAATAACCATTACGCTGCTCAACCATCTCTACAGGGGCGCGGCACAGCATTAATCCACCAATCTCAATATTGCCGGTTTGAGGTCCGGTTGCGAGCAATGCTCGGGCTACTTCTGGATAGTCCTCGTACTTGCATGGTTCAAAACCATCCTGGTGCCGAGTGGCTACATTGCGGGCATCGTCCTTTCCTAATACTGATGTCCGTACCCACCGATGCTTCCATCCGTCACGCGGCAGAGGGTCTGGCAATGAGCTGGGCGGCTTCCACTGTCTAGGACGCTCCGTGTTTTCACGGGTCTGTACTTCACGGGATTCGCGACTCATAGCTTTCCTTCCATCCGTAGTTTTGCCAACTGCTTGGCATATTCTTGAATTGGCACACCAAGGCGTTTTGCCGTGTTGGCCTCAGACTGCGTCAGCTTCAGTTTTTTAGGTGGCGAGCTGCGAGATGCCGGGGCAACCACCGAAGCAGGCCTTCTATAAGTTTCTGGCTCGGCCTGTTTGCCAAAATACTCTGGGAATTTTTCCCTCATGCGAGCATTAATTCGCTCGTAATACTCGTCAGTCGATGCGTAATGATCGCCATGGTCCCGCGTTAACTTCTTGTGCAAGCCCATCGCAAAATACGTCATCTCATCATCAACACCTGCCGCACCAGATTGACCGAACCATGGGTTCTCGTTTTTCCAGCGCTCTGCTTTAGTATCAATGTGCTGCTGAGGTGGATTATATGGCTGATTTTCAACAGGTTGCAAATTCTCCTGTTGCGCCGGTTTAAATCCCTTAACCTTTTCTGCCTTAATAACCGCCTTACTAAACTCTTCTTGGGCCGTCGCTATCTTGTCAGCGTCACCCGTATAAAGCGCTTCTTTGTATTTACGCTTAGCCTCATCAAGCTCTTTCTCCGTCGCAACCTGCATCGTTTTGATTAAGGTTGTTTCGCCAGTACTGAGCTTCTCTTTTAACTTGGCATTTTCATCAGCAATCTGTTTTGCATAAGCAATTGCTGCTTCACGCTCGCGGATAGCCTCTTCCTTCGCCCGGCGCTCATCATGCCTTGAGTGCGTAAGCTGTTGAATACGCTTCTTAACATTGTCTGAGTACTGTCGGATTTCATCGTCCGGTATCTCAGAAGGATCGCTCTTAATTGGATTAACACCTCGATCCTCTGGAGGCGTATCGTTTTCAATCTCAATTTCAACATTGTCGCCCTCTACTTCGACTTCAATGTTTCCTTCATTCTCTGTCGCCATAACTGCTCCTTATGCGCGGGTATAACCGCGTGGATCTTCGACAACACCTTCAACAGTATCGTCATTAATTAACCTAAACTCCCTGCCGTGGATCTTGAATCGTGTACCTGAATAAGCACGTACCAATACAAAATCACCTTCTTTGCACCATGGGCCCGTCGGAAATTTTGCTGTGTCCTTATAGCAATCCGGCCCTTGTTTAATTACAAATAAAACAACGGTGCTGAACTCTTCTAGTTTTGCTAGTGAGTCTGGTTTAAATAAACCATTGGCGAATTTATCCTCCACCTCTGGTAATGCGCATAACATCCGATAACCCGTGGGCGACGGTAGTTGCGTTGCCTGCTCTTCTTCATTTACTACTTCTGACATATCAGTCATCGTATTCCTTCATACGGTTTGCAAGGTCTTCGTTTATGCGTCTCGCGATCAGGAGACCTTGAATCTGACCGCAGACGAATTTGTAATCCTCAAACGACTTCATACTTCCTTGTGCAAGCTGTTCCTCCGCATAACGGATCTGCTTGTTTATTTCAATTCCCAGTGCTTCGTGGAACTCCATCACGGCCCCTTTGAATTTCAGCAGCCTTGTCAATCATCTTGACTTGGTTGTTTTGATTATTAATCCGCTCGTTTGACTTAATACGTTCCTGCTCCAACATGACCTTTTGGTTCTGTGCCTGCTGCTTTAACTGCAACTCAGCCGCATCCATAGCCGCCTCTCGCTGCTCTTTCTGCTGTTTGAGCTGCAACTCTGCTTGCTGCATCTGCACAACGGGGTCTTGCTGCGCCTGCATATTCTGCTGAGCCTGCATTTGCTGCGTGTTCTGCTGCAACAATTGCTGCGCTGCTTGCGCCGTGAGCCTTGATAACTGGACCTCAAAGTCCTCTGGCAATACCGTATTAGGCGCAGGCAACGGCGCACCCAATTGCTCTTCTATCTTGCGTCGATATAAGAATGCTAAATGCTCATTAATATGAGCCTGTGCAGCCGCCATCATTTGGCCAGCCATTGGGTTTTGTTGCATTTGCTGCCTTAATAATGGGTCATTTAATGCAGCCATATGCACAGTAATATGCGCTTCGTGATCCTGATATATAAACGCTTTAACAGGTTTCATAATCAGAATATCCATATTTTCAGAAACCGGATCTTTTGGATCTTGTTCCTTAGTAACAGGTATTAATTTATCAATATCTTTAATACCCAATACACCGAGCATACGTTTATGTAGCTCTGGCATATCATATATTTGCGGGGATTGCGCTGCTAATTGCAATACTGCTTGATATTGAGTAACTCGCTGCGCTAATGTTGTAGCATTTGGATCAGATACAGGTATTACTTCAACCGTATCATAATCAGATTGTTTAGCTGCGCGTCCTAATGGTGAATCTACGTCGTAATTATAATCAGTGGGTAGATAATCTCTGATAATAGCGGCTAATAACTTAAACTCCTGGCGCATTGAATAATGTAATCGCGCCTGTACCGCCGACATTACCTTTAATGTACGTTCTAATACCGCTAACGTTGTACCAACTGGGGTATTTGCCGATAAATCGCTGATTTGCATGTCTGCTGTTGCAGCAAACCGCCTTCCTTCCTCGACAATTGTCCCTAATAAGCTATAAAGCACCTGGCTTGGTTCTTTATAGGGTAGGGGAAGGATGTTATCCCTGATAGAACCTGATGGAACGTCTACATCACGGAACTCTCCGGGTGCGATTGGAGTGTCATCACCCTTAACTCGTAGGCCGCGGGACTTCAAACCGCCAGGAAGGTTCGATAATGTACCTGCATCCACCAACTGGCGGATCAAAGACGTACCTGATTTAGCAAAACCACCGACTAAATGGATCAAACCGAACCCATAGAACCCAAATCCGGGTATATAGGTGTAGTGTGTGTAGTGCATCCGCTTTAATTTCAGCGGATCTTCCTCGTACCAGTTCCTTCTAATAGCCAAAATCTCACTGGTACTCTTATCAATAGTCACTATATAGGGCAAAGCAATGCCTGTTGGACCATCTTTATCGCTATCTTCAAAGCCTGGCAGGTCCAAATCCACGCACATTTCAAGAATTCGGTAGCGATCGTCCATGGTTGCGGACAATCCTTGCTCTTCTGCCTTGCGTTTTTCAATATCATCTAGGACCGTAGAGGGCTCTCCAAGGTCTACATCCCGCCATAACCCTGCGTGCTGTAGCTTCCTGACCTCATTCTTGGTCTTTCGCATGATCTGTGTGATACGCGGCGATGATCTAAGATCACTCGCGCCATATGGCACAACAATATCCTCGGCCGGGACAAACATCGACACCTGCCGACCTAAAGCTGGGTCGTAATAAACCTTCTTAAATGCCGATCCCGCCAGAGAAAGTGACCACAACATCTTCTCGTGCTCCGGCCGATACTCTGGCATTTGCTCAGTCAAACGCCAATTCATATCCTCCATCACACGCTGGGCTGACTCCTCCTTCTCCTTGGTCAAGCGCCCAACAATCTGAGTCTTTACCGGCCCTGAAGCAGGGAAAGTCTCCATGATTGACTCGGCTTGGAACCGTACAGCCGCCTCTGATAGCAATGGATAGAACACACCACACGCCCCAGGCCATGGCTCCGTCCTATCCTCATACTTCATACCCAGCAGCTTTAACCCATCGACGTAGGTATCAACCCATTCCTTCCTCGATGATTGGTCATTCTCAAAATCCTCTAGCAAATCGCTAGCAATTGATGCCAAATCTCGGTCGTCTATATATTCAGCAAGATTAGCGTCATGGTCCTCGGGCGTCTCTCGCTCTGGCTCTAACGTAATCTCTAGCCCATCGGCAGAAATCTCTACCGACTCCGGGTCTTCAATTTCAATCTCAATCTCTACAGGCTCATCTATTGCCGCGTCTAATCCCAGTGGCGCTGGATAAAGTGCTGGTTCCATCTTGGCTCCTAGTAATAAGCAACCTTCCGGTGATATACCGGACTACGATCTTCATCATCGGATTGTAGGCTCAAGAACCCTCCCGTCCTAAATCTCAGTAACGCCTGCGTCATCGAATCCACCAAGTCATCATGCTCACCAGCAGGAAATGCAGCCACCTCTTCAATCAACTCATCAGCAAACTTTCTCTCCGGCACCCATATCCGCCCCGACGCAAATAAATCCGATACGGCATTTAGCCTCACAACTTTGTCGTTTCCTTTCGTGGGGCTGTACTCACTGACCGGTATACCCATCCGCCTGAGCTCAAAGATGAGCGGACTTCCCGCTGCCTTTGCTTCAACCAAAAATACATCTGGCTCCCACTCTTTGTAGGTTTCATAAGCCTTCTGCTTAAGCTCTGGGAATTCATACCGATCCTTAAACGCATCTAACAAAATAATATTCGTATCCCCATCCTCGCTTGTCCACACACCCCAAGTCGTACAAGCCGAAAAGTCCGCCCTATTACTCTTTAAAAACGCCGTATCCCAACTCTGAATAATAAAATCTACCCGTGGCGGCCGGTCATCTTCCCACCGCTTCCACCACTCTCTCTTAACAATTGCCCCCTCTTCTGCCGTCGGCTGCTGCTGATACTGAGCATTCCACTTACCAACCGGAAGCTCCTCCTTCAGCGCCAACAACTCCTCTAACTTCCAAAACTCTGGCCACACCGGCTTACCAGACGGCATGATCGCAGGCAGCTCAATCACCTCCCACTCATCACCACCCCTCGTCTGACTCGCCTTCAACACCTGACCCGTCAGATCTCTCAACGACCATCGTGTATTGTGGCTAACAATACCGTTTGCAATAAAGTTTCCGGTTCTATCTATTTCGACATCAAAAACTTCCTCTTGTCCATCATATTCAATAGATACGATCGGGTCCACGGTGAAATCGGAGATACGATGCAGCTCGCTCAAGTATGCTTGGCTTCTTTCCGTAGCCAACCGTAAGGTTGCAGTCGTTGCATAGCAATCCTCGTACCTTGCCTGTGTCATGGCAGTGGTCAATGCATAACTTTCCGTTCCAGTGAGCGCGTGTGTTTTTGTCAGTTGGCGGCTCGCCGCACACATCACATCTGTTATTTCGTTCCGCAACCATCGCATCGTATTGCTCTGCTGTAATCCCGTAACGAGATTTAATGCGAGCCGACCTTCTTGATTCGGGCGTACCCCTTCCTTTCCCGGAGGCCCAATATTTTTTTGCGTAGTGGTCGTTGCAAACCCCATCGCAGTGAACAGGTTTTTCACAACCTTCTTCAGAGCAAATTTTGCCCTTCCACTTACCGTGATAACCAATTTCTCTGCGAGGCGCATCCGGGTTTTTTCGGTGGTAGTTTTCTCGTGACATGCAGGCTTGGCACAATCCCGGTTTTGTCTTTGCTCTTGCGGGCCTAAAACATCCTTCAGTGATACAAGAAAATCTCCCGCCGTTAATTGATTCAGACGTGTCCACTCCAGAACTCCTTTGTTCATTACGAGAAACGGATGTCTCTCGTTTGCACGAAGGATTTTACCAGATTGTGTTTGTATCTTATATATGGAATCAACGCCACTTGACGCCCAATTTAAGACTTTAGATGTAGCAACTTTACCTTGGTCAAACGTTGCTACCCAGTCCCCTTTTTGTATTTGCTTTAACTGTTTTTGCGTTCCGTTGGCCATCAAAACCGGCGTATCTCCGGTCATACACATCACAATAATAATCGCGCCACCTGGCTGCAATCGCTGCCTCGGCCCCGACGTATACCACTCATACACCGCATCAAACACATCAGGTTTATGAGCCGCCAGTTTTGCTTCTTGCTCCGAATGCGGGTCATCAATAATCAATAGATCAGCACCCTTACCCGTTACCGATCCACCAACCCCAATCGAAAAATATTCCCCTCCCTTATTCGTCGCCCACCGACCAGCACTCTTGTTATCCGCTTTCAACTTCACATCATCAAAGACAGCGTGGTACTCCTCTGAATCAATTAAGTTCCTAACCTTCCGGCCAAACCCAACCGCCAACTCAGCCGTATGCGATGTCTGAATCACCTTCTTCTGCGGATTCTTCCCAAGAAACCAAGCCGGCAGCAAATAACTCGCAAACTCAGACTTCGTATGCCGCGGCGCCATATTAATAATCAACCGCTTATTCTTCCCATTCACTACATCCTCAAACGCATTAGCCACCACCTGATGATGCTTACCCGGTATAAACCCCGGCCACATGCGCTTCACAAACCCCATAAAATCCCCCTGAGCATGCGCCTTAGCATCCTCAGCTTCTAACTCCTCTATCTCCTTAAGCAATAACCGCTTCTCATCCTCCGTAAGAAGATGAAGCTTCCCAGCGGCCGCCCTGGCTAACTGCCTAAGATCCATCCTTCTTCCTCACAACCCTAACACTCCTACTCTTCCCAGGCGTCCTCTTTAAATACCCCTGCTTACACAAACTCTTCACAAGCCTATGCACATTACTCTTACTATCCTGTAACAACACAAACCGGATATCGTCATACGACGGCCCAAAGTGATACAACTCCCACCATGTCTTCACCGCCAACAATACCTTAGCCTCCGCCTTCGTCATCTCTCAACCTCTTCTGCACCTCTTCCCTCGCTTCCTCCCTAGGCTGCCACTCTATCTTCGGCACCTCCCCCATCGTCTCCGCATACCACCGCTTCGGATCCTCCCATATCGGCCTCTCCTTTTTTTTCCTACCCCCCGTATGGGAACCCAAACTTTCTTCTATGGGGGGGTCCTCCTCAAAAACAGTGCCACGTGGCACCGTTTCTCCGTCTTCAGGGGGGTACCCCTCTTGCGGATCGGAAGAATCAGCAGATTGTTGGTGTGGATTATTGGGCCTAGTCGGCCCACCAGATGCCCGGCCTGTTTGTGGGGGTGGGGGTG